GGACGCGTCATAGTCGGCGATGTTGATGGACGGTTTCGTGAACACCGCCATCACCATCGACGCGACCACTCGAGTGACAGCACCAGGAACAGGGTTGATGGTGGCGCTGACCCCGTAACCGATCACAAGGTCGGTGGCCTCATCGAGGAGATGGTCGACACGCTGATACTCCAGGGACGTGAGTGAACGCCCTAAAGCGTCACTCACGTCCCCGTCAGTAGCGAAAGCCACTACGAGCCGCTGTTCACCAGAGCCGCAACGGGCGTCTTGTTGGTGCCCAGTGAGGTCGCGGAACGGCCGAGTACGTATGCGTAGCGCGCCTTGAACCGCAGGGCGATCATGTCGCGTTCCGCCAGGTTCAGGGTTCCGACCGTGGCCTGATCCAAGAACTTGACGGTGATGTCCTGGCGGACACCGATGCGGACACGGCTGGAGTCAGCCACCAGCGCCTGAACACCGGCACCGGTCCAGGCGCCGTTGCGGTTCAGGACCGTGTTGAAACCGGCGAACTGCTCGTCACGCCACACCGGCTGACCGGTGGAGTCACGAACGTTGATGACGTCGTAACGGAACGTCAACGGTGCCAGCATCGTATCGGGGATGAAGCCGGCCGCGGCGACCTGGCGGGCCGCCTGAGTGACACCACCGACGAGGTCCGCCGTGTTGGCGGTACCCGTGGTGTAGGTGGTGGTCTGCGAGGCAGCCGACGCCGCCGGATACAGGGCATTGGAGGTCCACGATGCGGGCTTGCCGACACCGAAGATGATGGCCTGGTCCAGCTTCTTGCCGATGGCCTCACCGGCACGACGAGTGACTTCCTCGAGGATCGGGGCGGTCGCGTCCGCGAGCACATCCTCATGGATGGGCACGATGGTCGCCAACTCCTCGACGACCATGGTCAGATCCTGCCAAGCCATGTCGGTGGTGGGCTTGACACCCGTGGAGTCAGACGATTCGGTGACCCACGACGCCTCCGGCAGAGTCGACAGCACCGGAAGGTGAGTCAGCTTGGTGCCGAGGTTGACAGTGGGGAACGCCGACAGAACCGATGAGCCCGCGACGGCGGCCTGCAACAGGGTCTGCGAATACGCTTCCTGAATGATTGTGGATACTTCTGACCGGCTGATATCGGCCATATCAATCTCCTTTCAAGAGATTCGAGGCATGAAAAAACCACCAACACAGTTGGTGGCTCATGTAGGGGTGCGGTTATCCGCCTGAGCGGAACATCTGCTGAATCATCGCCGCCGCCTTCTCTTTCGGGTCCAACCGGTTATCTGTGCCGGTGGCACCCGACGCCAAACCCGTTTTGCGGGGCTGGCGGGCTTTGGTCAAATCAGCAATCTCAGCCAAATACGCTTCGGCTGACGCTTCGAGTTCTTCCTGCGTGTTACCGCTGATGCGGTGCGCGGGAACACCTTTAGTGGATGCGACCGTGTTGCGAACCGTGGTGAACCGTTCGGCTTCCAATTCCTGCTGAAGTTGAGTGATGCGCTGCTGCGCGTCCTGCGCGACCGCTTTCACTTCTTCGTAATCGCTGAACTTGGATGCCTGCTTATTCAGCCGGCCTTTGATTCGCTGTTCGAACTCTTCCTGGCTGGTGATCGGCTTGAAGTCCGTCGGAGCATCAGATGCTGCTGGTGCTTCGTCGGTCGTGGAGCCGGGAACCCAAGGTGTTTCACTCATTTTTTCCTTCTTTCCGTGATTAGCGCCCCGTCGGGCATCCGTGATTTACCGCCCCGTCGGGCGACACCCATTACCGCTGGGTGTAGGCGTTAAGACTGTGTGGTTAAGCCGTGTCCCCGGGCTCAACAACAAGGGAGGCGCGCAGCATCCATGAATGCTTGCGGTGCGCGGCCTGACGGTCCGCCAAAAAGTTGGACAGGCCGTGTTCTTTGTTTTGTTCGGCCACATCGAACGCCGACGCAAACAGGTCAGCCATCGCATCGGAATCGGTCAGCAACAGTTGCTTGTATGTGTCGGACGTCAAATCGTCGGCCGGGAAGTCCTCGAGGATGGACAGTTCCCGCATCTTGGTTAGCCCGGACGGCACAAAGATTTGGCACTGGCGGAGCTGCTCGGCGAACGGGTCGATGGATTCCTCAACCTCTTGATAGATGACCTCAAACAGCAAATGGTCTTGGTAGAACTCGTCGCCCTGGACGTTCCAATGGGCGTCTTGGGCTTTCACAAGGAACGAATACTCGGATGAGAACGCTGTCCGTAACGCCCGGATGAAGTCCTGATCCATCACTGGTTCCTTGTCATGTGGTTGCTTGCTTGCCGAACTGTTCGGCCGCCTTGTTTTCGGCGTAACGCTTCCGCCGGTCGGCGTTTAACGCGTCTTTTTTGTCCGGGTACTGGGCGCGCCGCATGTGATTGATGATGTCGTTAGTGTTTCCACCAACAGCGTCTCGGGCTTCTCCATATTGGGTGTCCCACTGCTGCACATAATTTGGCGGTGTGTACGGTTCGCCGTCGAACACTGGAACTGGGAGGCAGTGACAGTTGTCGTGAAACTCTTCGCCTAGCTTGCGTTTTCCCCGCGGCCGGCCAGCACGGCCGACAACCCGAACGGATGAAAACTCAGTTCGATAGAGGTCTGTTGTGGTTCTGGTGGCAAGTATTTGACAGAAACTGCACGCGTTGGGCGACGCATACCTTGCATAGCGGACGCCCTGGCGCCGAACATTCGACAACACCGTGTCTCTTGACGAGTTGAACACTTGCCGTTCAACACTGCCAGCCAAATTGGCTATCGGATCGGCCTGCGACAGTGCCCAGCCGACGTTCGCGTGCAAAACGTCCTGCGATATCGGCGCGGCAGTCTCAACAGCGAAATCAGACGCCTTATTGATGCTTGCGTACCATTCCGCGGACAAAACGGCGGCGGCAGCCATGAACGGGTCCACAGTTTCCGGGTACGTGTCATGCAGAACTTGCCACCGGGTTTGCGGGTCGGCGTTTTGCAGTTTGTTCCACAACGCGGTTACTGCAACAACAGCAGCACCGGATAAACCAGTCAAAAGCTGCTGAAAGTTATGGACTTCAGCGGGTGACGGCACCGTTACTCATCGGCATGTTCGCCGGTGACGGCTTCGGTGCCGCCGCCGGCATCTGCGCCAGCGGTGTGGCCTGCAAGGCGGCGACAAGCTGGTTGGTTTGGCCGCGGCGAATCGCATCCTTGATGGACTGCGCTTTCTGCTGATTCACACCGGGAATCAAATCAATCATTTCTTCAATGGGAACCCCGGCGGCCTGCAACTTGGTGACACCATCAACGATGGCCCCGAATGCGCGGGCTTCGGTGTCTCGCCACTGCACTTCCGACGACGTGTCTTGGGCGGTGGCGGTGTCGCCTTCAATTTCGGCGGCACACCGGAACACCTGTTCCCAGGATTCGCCGAACGAATCACGTTTCGCCATCAGTTTGCGTTGTTGATTGGCTTCGCTGGCCGCTAACGCTTCGGCGGACAGGTTGACCATGCGGCCGGCCACCGAACCCGGCGACACCTGTGCGACCATCGCAATGTGGTGCGTGATTTCCTCGAGCACCGAGTTGTACTGCTCCAAACTTGCCGGTTGGAACGAATCAACTTTGACGTCCGAATCTTCAAACGCCCACACGCGCCGCGCTGATGCCTGTAACACTTCGGCGGCCGTCCCGGACCAGCCGGTAATCACTTTTTGTGGGTGAGCCCCGAACCGTGACGCAATCAGCCTGTCAAAGTTGACGCTGTTCAATGTCTGCTGCAACCGGATCAGCGGTTCGATTTCGCCGACAATCAGATCGTCGGCATCGCGGGCGTTAATGAACCGGACGACCGGGCAGTACGACGAGCCATGCCGAATCGGGTCACCAATATCAGTAATGTTTAACGACCGAGCCATCAATGTTTGATACTGAGACGCCGCCAGGGCGGTCTCGTACTGCGACGTTCCCAGGGCAGGGATTTCACCCAAATCGAGCGGGTAAATGTATTGGTCGTCGTACAGGATGGCTTTCCACCGCGGGTGGGCGTCGGTGGAGTCAACCCACTGCTCAAACGCGTATTGCGGCCACACATCGACTTGCGGATCTTCATAGACCGCTAGGAGTTGGCGTGGGGAACGGGTTTTCCACACCGACCCGTATTCGTTTTGTCCGACAACAACGTAGGCGGCGCCGTAGGTGACGGCGGGCCGGTGCACTTCGGCTTGGCGGGCATCCATGCGGTTGCGCTGCCACATATCCCAGGCCGGGGCGTTCTCTTTCGCCAACGCCGACTTGTAGCCGATCACACACAAGTTTTGGGTAAAGCTATCCCGCACCAAACCCAACACGTTCTTAATCGACAAGCGTGCCAGGTCTTTGATTTCAAC